GGTAAAGTATATTTATATATATATTATAATTCTTTATATTTTAAAAAATAATAAAATATAAGGGTAATAAACTATTGTCTTATGCTTAAGATATTAAAGTGGAACGATAAATACTTTACAGATACAATGGTTTGTTATTATGATTCACCTATTTGTGGTTTAATTGTGTTAATTTTGAACTGATGAATGCTAAAAGCGAAGATTTTATAAATAATTTACCAAGTTGGGCTGACAAATACATGGATGAATGTATTTCTAAGACAAAAGAGATTGCGACAGGCTCAGGTAAAATTGTAAAAGTTAGAGAGAGAAACATTCCAACAATAGATTATTTTTTAAATATTTGGTTGCCATTATTATCGGGTGAGAGTATTGCTCGTAAAACTTATTATGAGTGGTTGCTATCTGAAGATCCTATTAAAAGTAACACTATAAAAAGTATAGACAACAAGTTTAAGGCTTTAGCAGCCGATATTGTAGCCAATGAGGGCAAAGGAATTTTCTATGCTAAAAACAAGTTAGGATGGACTGACAAACAGATCCAAGACATAAACTTAACAAACATCAATGCCAACTTCGGTAACTCTATACAGTCCCCATCAGAATCAAAAGAGGGTACATGATAGCATCATAAACGATCCTTTTAAGTATTACATCTTAAACATTGGCAGACAGTGGGGTAAATCACTTATGGCAATGAATCAAGTTTATTATTGGGCAATTAACAATCCACGATCAAAGATCGGATGGGTGAGTCCTGTCTATAAACAATCCGAAAAAGTATTTGATGAAATGGTCAAAGCCTTTGATGGATCGTTTATCAAGTCCAATGCTCAGAAGCTATTGATTGAAGTCAATGGCTCCAGCATCCAATTTTTTAGTGCTGAAAGGTATGACAATATCAGAGGCTTTACCTTTGATTATTTGGTTTGCGATGAATTTGCATTCATTGATGAAAAGGCATGGACAGAGGTATTAAGGGCAACAGTATTGGTCAAAGGAAAAAAGGTGCTGTTGATCTCAACTCCAAAAGGTAAAAACCATTTTTATAACCTGTTCAATTTGGATGGGGTTAATCCACAATATAAGTCATTTAAGATGACATCTTATGATGGGTTGGCTCCGGCATCCGAGATTGATGGAGCAAGGGAAACACTACCTGAGCATATCTTCAGGCAGGAGTACCTTGCTGACTTTATCGACAATGGATCGGGAGTGTTCAGCAACATCCCCATCAAAGACAATGTGGAACGAACTTACAAATACTTTGCAGGTATTGACTTAGGCAGGGCCGATGATTACACAGTGCTTACCATCCTAAATGAGAGAGCTGAGATGGTTTATTGCGATAGGTGGAGGCATTCATCATGGCAGTCCATTGTGGATGCAATGGTGCCAATTCTTAACCAGTACAAACCAAAAACTTATATAGAGGTGAACTCAATTGGTGATGTAATATTTGAACAGATAAAGGCTATATGTTCAGATATTCATCCATTTATGACCACATCCAAAAGTAAGCAAGAGGCAGTCGAGGCATTGCAGGTAGCCATCCAAAATAAAGAGTTTAGCATGATGGACATTGATTGGCTTAAAAAAGAGTTTGACTTATTCACCTACGAATACTCAGCCAAGAGCAGGAGTATAAAGTATTCAGCTCCGGTAGGCTTCCATGATGATGGGGTGATGTCATGCTGTATTGCCTATCAGGCATTTAAGAAATTAAAGTTTGCAGATAAGTTTGTGATCATTTAATTTTTTGTCGCAAATTTAGTATATATTTGGGACAAGATTTAATTAGCCATAACTCAAAAAAACTTTAAGTTATGGCATACTATAAAAATGTAGGTGTGGCAATAAATGATGTTTTAATTTTGCTATTCATTACACAATAGTATTGGTAATAATGACATCAGCCTACATTTATTAACTTTGTAACAAATACCACTTATTTATATTTATTATTATGATTGATAGCTGGAGTAAATTACCGATCAAGACATTTATCGACATCAACAACATTAACCTAAATAGGCTTGATGGGTTTGATGCTGATTATCACATGGTAAAGGCATTGACCGGATTGAGTGATGAAGAGGTAGATGCAATGCCCATCCCTGAGTTTAAGAAAGCATTGGCAAAGTCAGCATTTATGCTGACAACTAACTTTGGAAAGCCAAAAGCTAAATTTACTATTGATGGGGTTGAGTATAAGATCAACTGGCGTATCGAGTTAAAGACAGCGGGCCAATACATTGACCTTACTCACTATTGCAAGAAGCCGTTTGAGAATATGCATTACATTATGTCAGTGCTTACATTCTTTGGCAAATATACTCCGGATGAGGTGGAAGAGAGGGCCAAGATATTTTACGAGAAGCTGACAATGGATATAGTATATCCAATATCTCTTTTTTTTTCGAAAGTTTTGAACGATTCAATGATCGATATTCAGGCCTATTTGATAAAGGACATGAACAAGAAGATAAAAGATTTACAGACCATGATTCCTTCTCAGATCATTGGGGGTGGTTTGTAACATTGGACAACATGAGTAACAATGACATAACTAAGGTAGAGTACCTTTTAAATATGCCAGTGATTGAATTTTTGAATTGGTGTGCATATTACAAGGATAAAGCTAAAATGATCGAACAGATGAACTTGAAGAAATGAGCATAGAGAGAAAACATAGGGATTGGTTAAAAAAGCAAATGCAATTTCGTTATGGCTTTGAGGATACTCCTGCCAATTTCGATCAGAATTTCACCATCTCTGAAAAGATTATGAATGAGTGGGGATCGAATGTGGTTGAAGCATTAAAAAATAGTTTAGCTGAAAAAGGAAAAGTTGCAAGTAGTGGATTAAGTCAGTCAATAAAGTTTGATGTAAAGAATTACGATACCTATGTAGAATTAAAGCTGTTTGCATCACCTTACTATAAAAATGTAAACGATGGTAGAAGAGGGACAAATATGAAGTGGACTGATGATCAAAGCAGAATGATTGGCAAGCGAAAAGCTACAGCAAAGCTTCCTCCATTTGATGCCATCAGTAATTGGATCAGATTTAAAGGTGTTGCAGGATTAAGTAAAAAAGGATTAGGATTCAAAACAAGGCAAACAAGCCGAGTAAGTGATAAAGTAAAAAAAATGCAGTTGGTTGAGTTGATTAGGCGAAGCATAAAGCGAAAAGGTATAGAGCCTACATATTTTTATACCGATGTGGTAAACAAAGAAACCATCGACAACCTTACTCAAATATTATTGGATCAGACAGGCAAACAATTAGTAGTGAATTTCAAAAAAGTATTAGAGCAATAAAATGGCATTAACAATAAATGTACAACCTAACGCAGTAGCTCCAGCTTTCAATGAGCAAAAGCTTGTACTATCATCGACAAACTCAGGCCAAACAGGCTTTGAGTACATTGTAACATTAACTCCGACCAATAGTGCAAATACAGCCTTTGGCAGTCCAATCACTTTGAGGAAGTCCCCTGATCCGAATGGGTATGGTGTATTTGATTTGTCAAAGCTGACAGCTGATTATGTCGATACTGACTTTACCGGAAACATTGATGAGTTTACAGTAAACACAAACACAGTAAAAGTATTTTACTTTCAAACATTTGCTGAGTGGACTGGTGGCAATGAGATCGGGAGCAGTGGTTTGTACAATGCTTTCAATGGTGTTTTATCGTATGAGGAGTTTTTGGAAAAAGGTACACTTGATTATTCATTTGCTTTTTACGATGTGAACTCTCAAGGCTTTTTGTCAAACTATAGACAAATCCAAAAGTCAAAGTTAAGTGAGTGTGGATTCCTTTATTTTAACTCAGTTAATGCATCAACAGTCACAGGATTAACACTTGTAACAAATGGCACATTTGCAACTGACTTAAGTGGATGGACATTAAATCCTGCAGCAGCATGGACATGGAATAGTGGAACGGCAAGAAGTGAAACATCATCAACAAGTGGAACTATTTACTCTATATTTCAAACATTTTCAGTAACTGCTGGCAAATATTACGAAGTATCCTTTGACTTAAACATGGGCAAAGGTAGTGTTGAAGTTACAACTGGTGATTACAATGCAGATCCTATTCAAGCTTATGCAACATCTGTAGGTAAAAACTTTGGCACAATAAAAATAATTTGGAAAGCATTGAGCAATTCAGAGGGGATAGGCTTTCACTTTATACCATCAGTAAATAATGAGTTTGCTGTCTTAGACAATGTGGCATTTAGAGAAGTAAAGATACTGCCATTTTCAGCCGAGATAAAAACATACAATGCAAGCAATACATTGATTGATACCTTTGTACTTAAAAATACTTACGATTCACTTTTTGACTTTGTCAATTTAGGATACAATCTTAACTCAGACATTGGCTTTGTAAGTTGGCGAATACCAGCTGGAGCCAAGAATCTTAACCTAATAGACAATGCTGACCTAACAACCGGAAGCCAGCCGATCATTACATCATCAGTTAGTTATTGGGTAATTAAGATAAAGGACTCAAACAATCAGGTGTATGGTAACTTTAAATGTTATCTAAATAATGAATGCAGCAAGTTTAAATCATTTAGGTTGCATTGGCTTAATAGATTGGGTGGTTATGACTCATTTACCTTTGACATGGCAAGTCAAGAGGACATAAACATCGAGAGGAACTTTTTTACTAAGTTAATGAGTGAGCCTGCCAATGTAACATCAAGCTATTCATATAACTACAGAACAAGAGGTGAAACACAATACCATACACAATATAGTACCATTTATTCAGTATCATCCAATTGGATAACTGAGGATGAAAGTAATATGCTTGCTGAGATGATGACCAGTCCAAATGTTTATTGGGAAAAGGATGCCGACAATAATAAGTTTATTCCGATCAACATCAAGGCAACAACTTATCGGAAGCAAAGCAAGACAAACAATAACACAAAGGTATTTAACCACGAGTTTCAGTTTGAGGTAAGTTACAAAGAAAAGATACAAGGCCGATGAACACAGAGATAATAGTAAATAATCAATCATTGCAATTGACAGAGGATTTGTCAATGGCCTTTACCTATTCAATCAGTGATATTAGGCAACCTGAGAAGAGGCAAACTGATTTTTCAAAGACAATAACAATACCAGGCACAAAGCAAAACAATCTGATCTTTAGCCACATTTATAAGATTGACAAATTAATAAATACAACTAATTACAATGTCAATTTTACACCTGAGTTTAATCCGAACTTAAAGGCAACAGCTAAAGTTTATATTGATGGTATCAATGTGTTTGATGGAGTTATTCAGTTATTGAATATCAATATACTTGACAATACAAACATTAATTATGAAGTTTGTTTATTTGGTAAGCTATCCAATATCTTTTATAATTTAGGTGAGGACTATTTGACAAATCTTGACTTGTCAGAATATGACCATGATTACTCACGAACAAACCAAGTTAATTCATGGGCCACATCCATCAAAAAGAATGGCAGTAATTATGTGAACTTTGTAAGTGGCAATCCAACTGGTGAGGGCTATGTTTATCCATTGGCTGATTATGGTTATAATAATGGTTTGACTTACAAGGTCAATCAATTATTTCCTGCTATCTATGCCAAGACATACATTGATAAAATATTTGATTATGCAGGCTTTGATTATACATCAAGCTTTTTTGACAGTAACTTTTTTAAAAGGCTGATCATTCCTTACAATAAGTTTAAAACATCAATGAGTCAGGATGAACTTAATGCGAGGAAGTTTTATGTCAATTATCCTGATTTTTCAACCTATCTAAATGGCATTGATGGATTTATTGAAACAGTTGTAAAGCTGCAATTTAATAATGAAACAGTGGCTCCTGCATTTGATACTAATAACCTTTGGAATAATCAATTTACAAATGGATTCAAACCAAATGCAGCTGGATATTATAATCTTAAATGGAACATCACAGGCATAGCAGTTGATTTTCAGACATTGGATGGATCGACAGCACAATCAGCTGGATCGGGAGCAAAGGTCGAGTATTATATTAGGTTATGGAAAGAGGATGTAAATAATAACTCAACCATGCTGGATGAATATCACGAAACAATAAACTTTGCCGATGTAACTCCATTTGGCAGTACATTAGAAACAACAACACTACCAAATTACTCAGGAACTGAAAGCAATATATTTTTACTTTCAACAGATAAAATTTATTTTGAAGTAAGGGTTAGCAGAGATGGTGCATTTATTAGAGCAGGTGGAACTCCGAGCAATCCTTATTCAGATACATTGGTACAGCCACATATTGAGGGGCTTGCAAATTCATACTTTTATGATGAGCCGATCAACACATCAATAGGTGAGGATACAACTTTTTACATGAACAAGGCTGTGCCTGTAAATGTAAAGCAAAAAGATTTCTTTACATCCATTATAAAGATGTTTAATCTATATGTGGATGTTGATCCTGACAATGAATTCAACTTGCTAATAGAGCCGAGAAATGACTTTTATAATACAGATGTAATTGATTGGACATATAAGTTAGATACAGCCAGCAACTTTCAAATCAATCCGATGGGTGATTTGGAAAATAAGAGATACACATTTACATATAAGGCTGATTCAGATCACTACAATACTGTTTACAAAGACAATAACGATCGTATTTATGGGGATGCAATATTTGAGGTCAATAATGACTTTGTAAAAGATGAAAATAAAAACGAGGTAATATTCTCACCAACACCAGCAGTGGGATCATCTTTGCATAACAGGGTTATTCCAACATTCCTAAAATATGACAGCAATAACATCAACACAAACATAACAGCCATAACTCAAAAGGAGGGGATGGATAGCAACATCAGGATACTTTATTACTCAGGATTGAAGTCCTGTGGTACATGGTATTTGAATAGTGATATTTATGGCAATTCATCCTATACCAGCTATCCATATGCTAACCATTTGGATGATCCAGCAGCATCAACGCTTGATTTGAATTTTGGTGTACCAATGCAGATTTTTTTTCAAACATCATTCTATACAGGCAATACATTATACAATGTTTATTGGAGTGATCTGATGGGAAGCATAACCGATCCGGATTCAAAGATTGTAACTTGTTACATGAACTTAAAGCCAACTGACATCCTGCAACTATCATTCAAAAAGCTTTATTTAATAGATGGTAATTACTACAGATTAAATAAAATATTTGATTATGATCCATTGTCAGTAAAAGTTACAAAGATTGAATTTTTGAAAGTCAAGAAAGCAGTTGCATTCAGTGGGCAAGGATCAACAGTGCTGCCAATAGTTACAACTTATAATGTAGTTGAGGGTGGTTTGAATGAAGTCAGGGATTTGGGTGCAACATCATTCTATAATTTAATTGAGGGTGGTGAGGATGAAGTGAGAGATATAGCAGCAACATCATTTTATAATTTAGTTAATAGTGGTTTAAATACAATATAATGGAACAAGAAGTAGTATTAGATGTCAAGGTCAAAAATCAAGGACTTAAGCAGCAATTAAGAGAGGCAGTAAAAGAAGCTCAAGCATTAGTCGCTGCTGGAGATACAAGCTCAAAATCATATAAAGAAGCAACTAAAAGAGTTGCTGAATTAAAGGATCAACTAAAAGATTTTAATGAAGAAGTTAAAGCCTTAGATCCAGGAGAAAAATTCCAAACAATAGCAGGAATATCAGCAAGCATTGCTGGTGGATTTCAAGCTGCTCAGGGTGCAATGGCTTTATTTGGTGCTGAAAGTAAAGATGTTGAAAAGGCATTGCTAAAAGTACAAGCAGCAACTGCATTGGCACAAGGTATTGATCAAGTTAGAGAATTTGGCAAATATTTTAATTTAGCAAAAGCTGCTATCGGTGATAGTATTAGATCTTTATTTACTTTAAAAGGTGCATTATTAGCTACAGGGGTTGGAGCTTTTGCAGTGGCCATTGGTACTATTGTATCCAATTGGAAGGAGTTAGTGGGATGGATTGATAAAACATTCCCAGCTTTAGGTGGCATTGAGAAATTATTTGATAATATTAAAAAGGTAGCATTTGGAACTTTAGGATCTGTTGTTGAGGGATTCAAAGTTGTTGGCGAGGTGATCGGTAATGTTTTTACAGGGGAGTTTACAAAAGCTATTGATACAGCTGGAACTTTTGGAGCAAGAATAAGTCAGGCCTATACAAAAGCATACAAAGAAGAGGAAAAAAAGCTTGCCGATGAAAGGGCTGCATTGAAATTAGAGAAAGACATCAAACAGCATGAGAGAGATTTAAAACTAATTGAGGCACAGGGTAAAGATACCTATTCATTAAAAAGAAAAATACTTAATGAAGAGCTGGAGCTTTTGAAGTTACAGAATAAAAAAGAAACTGATGAATATAAAGATAAATTAAATGAGATAAAAGCTTTAGATTTAGCAGAAAAGAAAAGAAAAGATGATGAAGCCTTAAAAGAATTTGAAGAAAGGAAAAAGAAAAATATGGAGTTATCCAAAGAAATGGATGATCAAGCTGCAGAAAATAGATTAAGGACTCAAAATTATTGGTCAGATCAGGCAAAAGATTTACAAGAAAAAACAGATAAAGAAAAAACAATAAGAAAATCAAATTTACAAGAAGAGGTAGATGATTATGTTAAAAATTTAGAAGAGCAAAAAAGATTAAATCAATTAAGAATAGATGATGAAGAACAAAAAAGATTAGCAATTTTAGGAATAGCACAAAGTACATTAAATGGATTAGTAGCACTTGCAGAAATAGGAATAAAAAATGAAAAGAAATTAGAGCAAGCTAAAAAGATTGCAGCATTAATTCAGATTGGAATTGATACAGCCATAGCAATATCAGGAATTATAAAGGCTGCAAGTCAAGATCCAAAGAATGCTTTAACTGGTGGATTAGATATTCCTTTAAAAATAGCTGCTGGTATTGCAACAGTATTAGCAAATGTGGCAAAAGCAAAACAAATATTAAGCTCAACAGGATCGAGTGGTGCATCACCATCATTACAAACAGCTGCTCCGGCAGCATCCACATCGGCAGGAATGGCTGGTGGTGGTGTAACAATGGAGCAAGGCCCAGCACAACAAGGTCAAACCATTGCCAATGCCAATCTGATAAACAATGCCATGAATAATCAGAACATGATCAGAGCAGTGGTAGTAGAAACAGACATAACAGATAGCCAAAGAAGAGTAAGAGGCATTGAGGATAGGGCCACATTTGGATAATTGCACAAATTGTAAAAACTTATATTTACATTTAATGGAAAAAAAGTTGCCTATTTTTAAGCTTACCATCAATCCCGAAGATGAAACGGGGGTTGATTATGTAGCTTTAGTTGATAGCCCTGCAATCGAAAAGAATTGGGTTGCATTTTCAAAGCAAAAAGAATTTAAGTTTAA